CGGGTTTCGTGATTCTGCCGCCGGTCCGCTTGACGGATCGCGCAGCTGTGGTGCTAGGTTAGGTGCACCGATCCGGAAGGGTCGGGCCAGCCGCTCCGGCGGCGCGTCCTATTCATGAACTGCCTATGTGATGACTCGTTGCGGAGCTGTGCTCCGCCCTACCAACAACAACCGTGCCGAGCGCAGTGTCGAGCCCGTGATCGGGTGAGCCTGCCCAGCTTGGAGGGAAGACGTATCGGACAATGAGCCCGTAAGGGCCGGGGTCTGTACCAGGGGCGGCGATTTGCCTGCGGTCTGGCCTACGTATCGTCTGAATCCTGGCTTCGCCGGAGGGACAAGCTGACCCGCCTTGTGCGGGCCTCTCAGAGGAGGGCACCTAGGGATAGGTGTTCAGCCCTAACCGACCCGGATGGTATGGGGGAATAGGTGCAGCGGCATGATGCCGAGCCCACGCCCGAGCCATCGGGCCTAGGTGAGCACTAGCAGGCGCGGGCTCTGAGCCCTTCGAAGCTAGTAGCTGTCTAGTGGGCAGGCAGTGAAGCTGACAGCGCAACCCCGGCGAACAGGGGCGCGACTGTCTTGCTCGGCTCTGCCTAACACGCACAAACCATCTCCCCCAGAAGTTCCCCCTGGCGCGCTGCGTCCGGGGGTCTTTTGGCTGAGGTGCTTTGCATCTCCATCCCTCTAGCTGTGAGTTTCAGCATGAAACGCAACTGGTATCCCCCCGGATCACTGATTGGCCCCCATTGGGAGGTTCAGCTCAAACACGCGGTGAGCCAACAGTGGGTCACCTACACCGAACACTCCACGTCAGCCCAGGCTGAGGCATTGGCTGAGCGGTATTCCATCGTGGCCGATGGCAACAGCGCCCGCGTTGTGGAGGTGCAGTGATGATCACCACCCACGCCACCGAGCGCGACTTCGCCCGCTGGGAAGCTCACGCCAAAGCCCTGGACGCCTACTCCCTGCGCTACGTCATCTCCGACTGCAAGCAAGCTGCAGCCGGAATGTGCGGCTGGAACCCTTCCCGCGAGGGCTACTACCTCGACCAAGCCGCGACCTACGGCATGGAACTCACGCGCCGCAACCGCCAGCTCCCACCCGCTTTGCGCCACCGCTGACCCATTCAGAAACCGCACACGCTATGACCACCGTTCACCGGATCGACACCGGCGAGACCTTCGCCTACACCCTTTCCCCCGCACAAGCGGTCATCGCCGCCTACGAGCAGCACACCTGCCGCAACTGGAATACCTGGCGCTACCGCGACCCCTCTCAATACAACGGCTACCGCCGCACCGAGCACGGCCACGAATGCAATGGCTATTGGGCAAAAGCATGAACGCAGAACTCTCCATCCACGCGGAGGACTTCGACGCCCTCCTGAAGTACTTCGCCCGTGCAAACCAGTTCCATTACGACGGCTACTGCACCGAGGGCGAATTCGAAGTCGTCCAGGACTACATCGACCAGATCAAGGACCTTGCCCTGAATCATCGCCGATGAAAACCCACTTCTCCAATCGCGCTATCCCTCCCGTGACTGCCGATCAGCTCCGCTCTGTCGGTGTCGACCCCTCCGACCTCTGGTGGTCTCCCACCTTCCACAGCTGGATGTTCTGCGGCCCCCTTGCTGCACAGAACCCATACGCCACGACCGGCGCAACCCTCGCCGCGCTCGGCCTAACTCCCGACCCCCGCGCCTGACCGCCATGGCCACCCGCTCCGCCATCGGCTACGCCCTGCCATCCGGCAAGGTGCGCGCCGTCTACTGCCACTGGGACGGCTACCCGTCACACCAGCTCCCCATCCTCAAAGAGCATTACAACTCCCTGCCCAAGGTCCGCGCCCTGGTCAAACCGGGATCCATGTCGTCGCTCCGCACCTCCCAGATCTGGGAGTCCGACGCCACCCGCGACCCCCAACCCCTCTACCACCACGAACGCGGCGCCGGCCCCTGGTGCGCCGGTGATGGCAGCAACTACGGCGACCCCCCGAGCACGGTCACCGAGGCCGACATCGAACCCCACTGGCGCGACTACGGCTGCGAGCACCTCTACGTCTTCCGCCCCGGCTACGGCTGGTTCCATTACGAGCTCTGACTCATGCCCACCACCACCAACACCAACGGGCGGGTCCTCTACGAGGGTCCGTCCTTGCTCGATGGCGTCCCCATCGTTGTCATCGCCACCGGCTTCGCCGAGTCCTCCGCCAACGGCAAGACCGGCGGCATGCTCCAGACGTGGATCTTGCGGCAGGACATCCCCCCGCACCACGCCTTCCGCACCGAGGACGGCTACTCCGTCTGCGGTGACTGCCTCCACCGCCTCAACGACACCTGCTACGTCCGCTGGTATCAGGCGCCCCTTGCCGTCTGGAACTGCTGGCACCACGGCGCCGGCTACGCCCCGGCAGAGCCGTCCGACTTCGACGACCGCATCCTGCGGATCGGCTCCGCCGGCGACCCCTGCGCTGCGCCTGCCGATGTCTGGCTTCCTCTGCTCAGCCGCGTAGCGGCTCATACCGGTTACACCCAGCAGTGGCGCACCGAGCTGGCCGCCTGGGCCCGCGGTGTTCTCCAAGCCAGCTGCCACGGCTTCTCCGACTACCTTGAAGCCACCGCCCACGGCTGGTCAACGTTCCTCGTCACCCCCGCCGACACCCCCGACCCCGACGGCACGGTCCACTGCGCCGCCTCCACCGAGCGCGGCCATAAAACCACCTGCGCTGCCTGCACCTTGTGCGACGGCGCGACGGCCAACGTCGTGATCCACGCCCACGGCTCCCGCGCCTCTCGCGTGGCCTTGCGTAACTGATTCCTGATTTGGTTGACTCTTTCCCATGAAACGCGCACACTGCAGAAGCACCCGCACCCGTTCGCCCATGCGCCCCTGGCATGCCGCTGAATACGCCTGGGGCGTGGGCCTCGGCCTGGCCCTGGCCGCCATGGCGATCGATTACGGCCGCTCCGCCGCCCCAACCCCGAGCGCGCTGCCTGCCGCTCAAACGCTCACCCAGTTCCCCGGCCCATGACCAGCACGCACTACGCCGAGCGGTTCTGCCCGCCGGATGCCCCACCCCAGCCCGAGCCCGTCGCCGTGTGGCACTTCCTGTCCGACGACTGGGAGCACGAGCACTGGGCCCAGACCGCTGAAGAAGCGGACGAACTGATCGCCGCCTACGCCGAGCGCGGCGAGCCGTACACCCTCCGCCAGCTCCTGGTGGAGCCCGACGAGTGCCCTCCCAGCGAGGACTACTCCGACGCCTACTGCGCCGATCTCTGAATCGGTCGCCTCTTTCCTCTCATCCTCTCTCTGCTGTGACAACAACACTCATCCGGCGCACCGCGCCCCGGCGCAAACGCGCCTACGCCCCCTCCGGCGACGTCGGCAAGCACCTCGCCGAGGCCCGGTCCCTGCAGCTCCGCATTCAAGAACTGACCGCTTTGTACGACGCCGAGCGGGCCTGGCTGCTGACCCACATGCAACAGCAAGGTCTGCAGTCCGTAGAGCTGGGCGCCATCCGCTGCGTGCTCAAAGAGCGCAGCCGCTGGTCATACAGCCCCGAGACCGAGCGCGACATGCAAGCGCTCCAAGTCACCCAGAAGTGGGAGCAATCCCACGGCATCGCGCAGAACACACCCACCCACTACACCGCAATCACAGAGGCCCAGTCATGAGCACCACCACCCAACTCTCCCGCGGCGACCTGCACCGCACCTTCCTGGCGATGGAGCTTCACGGCGGCGGCTTCTGCGCCGCCCTCGCCAACGCCTGGTACAAGGCCGACCCCGGCAACAAGGCCCGCATCGAGGCCGCCTTCCCCCATTACCTGGAGGACTTCGGCCCGGATTCGAGGTTCTTCTATCTGCAGAACAACTGAGCTATGTCGAACGAAACCGTCACTGTTGTACTCACCTTTCACGACGAGTCAACACGCTTTAACCGAGATAGCGACATCGCCTATCTCGACGAGTTCTTTAAGCGGCTTCTATCCGAAGTCAGTGCTTTCAGCTCCTACCAAATCCGTTGCGCCCCGGCTGATGCCGGTGACACCGAATGACCTACACCGCCCCCTCCTTCCCGCTGCCGTCTATCCACCTCAACGGCACCGGCCGCGAGCGTCTCCTCGCCGACTACCAGAGCGCCTACAAGCTGCTCTGCACCGCGTGTGACGCCTTCGCCGAGATCGAGTTCAACGCCCGCGACTACTACGTCCAGGGCGACTACGCCTTCAACGCCGCCCGCACCCAGCGCGACCGCGCCCGCCTCCACTTCGGCGCTTTGAAGCAATACCTGGAGGCCCATCTGCTGCACCTTGCTGTGGACTGATGAGTAACCCCGCCTTCAACCTGCTCCAACTCGAACGCCACCCCAACTGGTACGACCACCTCGGCCAAGCCGAGGCCGCCATGGCCGAACAAGACCGCATCGACGCCATCCGCACCGCCGCGGGCTGGACCTGCGACGAGGGCGGTTGGTACTCCCCCTGCGGCATGCACGAGTCCGACTGGGAGCTCGAAGGGCGCCCTTTCCCCGAGGACCCCGACTACGCCGCGTTCTGGTCGGCCTACATCCACTACGAGTTCATGGACTCCTGCTCATGACTGACATGCAACGTCGCAGCCAACGCATCGCCGTCACCGTGGCCCACGGCGTCTTCCAGCGCCTGGCACAGGTCTCGACGGAACAAGGCCGCTCGATCTCCAACCTGGCCGCCTACCTGATCGAACGCGGCCTGGAGCGGGAAATCTTGTCCTGAATAGGTTGACCATTCACCTCAACCCCCTTAGGCTCAGACCAGGGCCGCACAGCCCGTCCTCCCGAGGGGTGCGTCTCGGTTCAACGCACGTCATCCACACCGGCGCTTTGCCGAATCTCAACAAGGACTATGCAAATGACTCTCAGCAGCCCCAACCGCGTCAGCACCGCGTTCTCCGCCGACAGCTCCGGCCCGATGGTTTACGGCCGGTATCGCGACCGCGGCTACGCCGTGAACCCACTGATCGGCCGCGTCGGCACCATGACGCCCGAGAACGCCTCCGCCTGCGAGGCATTCGCCATCGCCGGCCTGGACTGGACCGCCGACAAGCGCCCCGCCTTCTTCATGGGCCCCGACGGCCCGATCGAATCCCCCGAGCACTGCTCGATCGTCCGCAGCGACACCAACCAGCTCCTGGGCATCCACGGCTCGGGCTACACGCCGGTCCAGAACACGGCCCTGGTGAACCTGCTCGACTACCTCCGCGAAGACATCGAGATCGAAAACGTCCTCTCGATCCGCAACGGCCGCAAGATCTTCGCCACAGCCTCAATCCGCGCCGAGGACGAAGTACTCCCCGGTGACCGGGTCCGCCGCTACATCCACGCCTTCAACAGCTTCGACGGCTCCAGCTCCTTCGGCGTGTTCTTCAGCGACGTCCGCCTGCGGTGCGCCAACCAGCTGAGCTACCTGACCGGCAAGGCCGCCACGTTGGCTAGCCGTGACGGCTCCGGTCTGCGAATGAAGCACACGGCATCAGTCACCCAGTTCGCCGAGAACCTGCCGCACCTGATCGACCTGGAGCGCCGCTCCTTCCGCCAGTCGATCGACGAGCTGCGCTCCCTGACCAACGTCCAGCTCACCACCGAGCTCGCCCGGCGCGTTCTGGAGAGCACCTTCGCCGACAAGCTTGCTTCTCCAATTAAGGACAAGGACACCGGCAAGCCACGCCAGCGCACAATCGCCGACCTCCCCGAGATCGACGTCATCCGCAGCCACTACGCCGGTGACACCGGCCTGGGCATCCGAGACCTGCCCGGTTGCGCCGGCACGCTGTACGGCCTGTACAACGCCATCACCCAGTTCGAGACACACGACGCAGGCCGCGCCAAGGACGAGACCGACCGTGCCCGCGCCCGCCTCGAAGCCCTCTGGGGTGGCAGCAGCGCCAAGCGGATCGACCGTGCCCGCGAAGCCTGCCTGGCACTGGTGTGACCCCGCTGGCGGGCATCGCCGTAAGACCAGCCTCTCTCGCCCTCTGCCCACCGTCGGCAGTCTGGAACAGACAATCCGACTTACACAACCTCAGCTATGCCCGAGACCGCTCCGATCATCACCTTCACGAACGAATCAATCCTGGCGTGGCTTAAAGAGAAAGGTATCAACGGCGAATGTCTCGAATACGTCCGTCCCGACGACATCCTGCACCGCCACGTCTACGGCCACCTGCCGTACTGGTTGGCGGCTTATGCCGACTGCTTGTCTGAGGTGACCCTGCCCCGGCTCGACCGTGACGACCGAGACCGCTTCAACCGTGGCCTGTTGTCAGTACAGGAGATGGATGCCGCGGGCGCCCAGGTCGCGACGTACCGGATCCGCAAGGCGTGAGCAACAAAAAGCGCCGGGTTTCTCAGGCCCGGCGCGCTCATCCACACGACCGGCGCTGTGAGTCAACCGACCATGCCCTCCCAGTTTCCCACGCCCGGCCCAAATGGCCATCCCTGACACCCCGCAAGCCCTGATCGAGGGGTCGAGCGAATCGACCCTGACGATTCTCCACGACGAGTACGACGAGCTCAGCGCCCGCGACCAACGCCTCGTGCGCCTGGTCCACGCCGAGCTCCTGAAAGGGGAACTGACCGACACGGCCTTCGCCCAGATGCTGTCGACTCTCGTCAACACCTGGCAGTCCCTGAGCTCAGCAGCGCTCGAAGCGGTGTACAACCGCATCGAAACCGAAGACGAGCTCGACACGGACTGGATCCACGCCGTCGCTCATTTCACCCGCATGGACCAGTACCAGAACCACCTCCTCGCCGCCATCGGCGAGAACCCAGGCGTCCCCGCCGACGCCCCCGAGGCCGGTCGCTACAGCATCCACGGGCCAGGCGATTCTTAAGGGTCGGGCCCTTCCCTCGGCTCACCCATCCCGACACACTGGATCAGGTGAGCCGAGACCGCCAACCAGGGCAGGTCGTGCTCCGCACAACCAATACCCCCCTGTTGCTCATGGATTACGCCATGGCTGGCTTTGCTGCGTACGAGTTCATGCAAATCGACACCGGCATCGCGCTGTACAGCACGTTTGCCACCCAAGCCGAAATCCTGAAAGCCAATGCCAATCTCCGCAACAACGGCTCCACCAATCGCTTTGTACCGGCCGGCACGTTCTCCGCGCCGTCGCTTCACGCTGCGTGCTGACGACGGATTCCTTGCTGCCTGCACCGGTGTGAGCGGCCCGCCGGTAGCCGTCGTGCCTGATTACCGCGACGCCGTCCACTTCGTGGACTTCAGCACCGCGGCCCGCCGAGGCCACCTGATGGCCGAGCTCGGCTGGCCGGGCCTCCGCATTGTCGAAGTAACGCTCGACTGAGCTCCGCTTCGCTTTTCTCATCCACACCTCTCGTTCTCACCCACCATGGCTGCTTCGTTCTGGACTTCACTGGCCACCTACTGCCAGGAGCTGGCCCCCGTGGCTGGCACCCTTCTCGGCGCCGTGGGCGACACCGCCACCGCCGTTGACCGCGCCGGCCGCTCTACCCAGGCCCTGCGCAGCGACTCCGACCGCCTGGAGCAGCTGCTCTCCGCCGAGGACGCATGAGTACGACCGTCCACACCAACCCACTGGACCTATCGGACGCGGATTTTCTGCAGCGTGCGCAAGCAATGTGCAGCACCAAAGCTGCGTACTGCAGCCGTGCCGAGGCGGTTGCCTTCACTCGGCGTCGCGGTTATGCAGAAACTGCATACTCCTGCCCATGGTGCTATCAGTGGCACCTGACGAGTTACGACCGCGCTCGCTCCAAGGCATTCCAGCGCCGACTGAAACGGTTGCTACGCCAATAAGCATTTACAACCGTTGTAGTCTTCACTAACTACAAACTGCTGTCCTTTTCCTGCCTGAGATGACCCTCACCCCTCACCTGAACGAACTGCCTTGTGACCCTGTTGCGCAGCAGGCCCGCCAGGAGCGCCTCGACCGCCTCTACGTGCTGGATGGCCGGGACCACATCGACCACGAAAACCGTGGCCTGTACACGGGTCTTGCGCTGAAGTACCCCGACGTCGCATGACCTACACAGCCACTCCTCCGCTCCACGAGCCCGACCGGATCGAACGTGACTTCTGGGCGTTCCACGTCGCCAACCCGCGGGTCTACACCGAGCTGCGGGACCACGCCTTGCACCTTCGCCGCAAGGGCCGCACCCACTACGGCATCAAAGCCCTGTTCGAGGTCGTGCGGTTCCACCGTGCCCTGCAGACAACGGACAAGTGCGCGGAATGGAAGATGAACAACAACTACTCCGCGCTCTACGCCCGACTGCTGATGGCGAACGAACCGGAGCTGCGCGACTTCTTCCGCATCCGCTCTCGCCGCGCCCTGTGCGTTGGCCCGCGGCCATGAGCCCCGACGACATCAGCGTCGAGTACTACGTCGACCGCCACGGCCACGACTGTTACCGCATCTGCCTCCCCGAGGGCGGCCCTTGCTCCATCGTCTCGTCGGCCCACCTGATCGACGAGCGCAAAGCCCAGCTCCTCCGCGCCTTTACCTCCACCACGACCTCATGAAGCGCTACGCCTTGCTCGCCATCGTCCTGGGCCTCGCCCTCGGCGCCACCGCCCGCTGGGCCCGCACGCCGGTTAGCTCCGATGCCTCCGACTCCTGGCTGGACTGATGGGGATTAACCGCCAAGGCCCGCCCTGCCCCGAGTGCGGCTGCCTGACAACCGACGTGAACCGGACCAACCGCACCCCCGAGGGCCACTTTTGGCGCCGCCGGGACTGTCCGAGCTGCGGATCGCACTTCCAGACCATCCAGCACACCGAGATCGTCGCCCCGAAAGGAACAGTGCGCTGGCAGGGTCGCATCGTGCATGTGAACTGGTCGCTATTTCGGGATTACTTCGCATCACTTGTCACATCATGAGTACAACAACACTGGTTCTAATGATTGCTTGGTCAGTCGCATTGGGCATTCTCTACGTGAAAGGAACGTCATGACTGATCCCATCACCCCACCACCGGAGCTGGTGCAGCAGTGGTGCTCTCAGCTCTTCGGCTGTGATGACAAGCCGGAACTCGCCGCTTACGAGCTGGCCCGCTTGGCCTCTGAATGGGGTGCCACGCAAGAACGTGAGCGCTTGGTCAACGTGATCTCATCGCTGACCATGACACGAGAAGACTTTAGGAACCTGCCGGGGGTGGTCAGACATGCCTGACTACCGAGCAACGCCTGAGCAGTGGGCTGATGCCGGAGCGTTTGCTTCCGACACTCGCGCTTGCCTCCTCGAACTCCGCGCCAAGGTCGAGGCGCTGGAGGCCAACGCCACCTGCCCGCACATCGTCACCAGCAGCGAGGGCACCAGCTACTGCACTCTGGCGGAGGCCAACTCCAAGCCAACTCCTAATCAAAGCCAAATTAGGAGTTCGCTGGTGGAGCGGGTGGCGCTTGCCATCAGCGGGATTGAGTACGGCCTGGAACGGGACGAGGAAGCCGTCAACTGGGCATCTGAAGCCCGAGCCGCAATCCGTGAGATGGCCTTGTGGCTTAACGAAGAACCCTTAGATCTGTACCCCGGCGATCGTGGCATCGTCGTCAACGCTCTTTACGACCAAGCCAACCAATGACTAGCTTTCACCCAGCACCATTCCAAGACTTCTCCACCGAACTGCGCGATCCGTGGCCCGTTGTGGAGCGGCTGCGCATGGCACTGCGCGAAGCAGAGCGCTACTGCCTTGGCGCTGAAAACACCACGGGACACTGCATCACATCCCTTCTTGAAATCCTGCCCAACGAAGATGACTGATCAACGACTCATCTCTCCACCCGCTGAAGTGATCCGCCAATGGGAAGCCGAATGGGACACCAACGGCGCTGCCCATTGCGACAAGACCCTCTACATCGCCGCTAAGGCTGCAACCTGGGGCGCCAAGGCTGCCATTGAGTGCGCTCTCAGGGACACTGCTTCATGCCACTGGCGTGTTGCTGATGGCCCTGAAGATGGAGTGCAGCTCGTCCGCGCCAGTGATCTGGTGGCTTGGGCTACTGCCATCGGCAAGCGCTATGAGGTTGAAGAATGACCGACGCCATCACCCCACCGCCGGAGCTGGTGCAGCAGTGGATCAATGAGGAAGATGGCCTCACGGCAGGGCACATCGCCACCCGCGCCGCCCAATGGGGCGCAGACACTGAGCTGGAGGCGTGCTGTGAGGTGCTTGCCCGTGAATTGATTTGCGACGGCAAACATGTTGCAACAGATCTCCGTACGATTCGCCGCCCCAAGCCGCCGAGCTTGAAGGAGCAAAGCCTTGCCCTGATTGATCTGATCCAAGGCAACAAGAAAGCCTGGGACATCAGTGATCTGGATGTCGTCCGCCGCGCCTTGGAGCAACTCAATGACTGACCACCTCACCTCCCGCGCCCAACGCCTGATTGACGAGTTCGAGGAGGGCCAAAGCGTTCGCCATGGCATTGCCAAGGTGCTAACGCATCTGGCCTATGCCTTTGATACGATCTGCGAGGGCGACGGCGAAAGCCTGATTGGCGTTCCTGTGTCAACGCTCGATGAGCTTGCCGCCGAACTCACCGCCCCCACTCTGCTCGATCGCGCACTAGACGGCGACAAGGATGCCGCTCGCCAATTCCTGTACGAAGCCGGCTTCACCGATGAACACGGCCAGCTCAGGCCGCCTTACAAATCGGAGGATCTGAATGATGACTGATTGCCATTCCATTGTCCCACCTCGCGAATTGGTAGAGCAATGGGCTTCCGAAAAAGCCTACGAAGACCGCGATTGGCTTTATGAATTACATATCGCCCATTGCGCCTCCCAATGGGGTGCTGATCAGCAACTTGAGGAAGATGCAAAATGGCTAGATCATAATGCCTTGAATGAGCCGCATCTAAGGATCACTCCAGTAGGTGAATCATTGAAAGAAGCGATGCGCCCCAAGTCGTTAAGCCTGAAGAAGCAGGCATTGATCAAGCTTGGTGACGTTTACAACCAAGACAAAATTGACGACATTGCTTACGACACCATCCGCCGCGCACTGGAGGCGCTACCTGAATGACTGATGCAGACCGCTACCAATGGATTAAACGACAGAAGAATCTCGTACTTAGTACAGAGGGTGTCAAGTGGATCCGTGAAACCGGTGAAGAATACCATCCGTCTCACCGCTTGGCTGTAAATGGAACAGGCTTTCACGGTATAGAACAACTCGATGATCTAATCGACCAAGCGATGGAGATCTATCAATGACTGACCACCCAATCACCCCACCGCCGGAGCTGATGCAGCAGTGGGACACAGAAGGCCGCCATCAGGACTACTGCACTGTCACTGAGTACGTTGCCCACCACGCCGCCCAATGGAGCGCCGACCAGGAGCTGGAGGCGTGCTGCGAGTGGCTGATTGGCTGGGACACTTGCGAAGGCGAACGTCTTGCTTCATTGCTGCATAAAGGCCGCCGCCCTAGGCCGCCGAGCTTGAAGGAGCAGGCGCTGAATGCTCTGGATGCAGTTGATTCATTCGGCAATGAGGGCGACCGTGACACCATCCGCCGCGCCCTGGAGCAAATTGATGACTGACTTCCGAACACTTTGCGCTGAGCTGGTTGACTGCTTGGAAAAAGCCAACTGGCCCTTGCGGCATAAGAGTCTTTTTGAAATCTGCACCGCCGATGCCCGCGCAGCACTGGCCCAGCCCGAGCCGCAGGGGCCGACGGATGAGGAGTTACTGGAGCTGATGCCCGAAACGATGCGGGATGAGTTCAGCTATGCGGCCAAGGTCTGCAGTGATGCGACTGGCGGCCAGGTCAAACCTGGCATCTTTCGTGTCTGCTTAAACCACTCAGCACTGGAGTACGCCCGCGCCGTCTTAGCCCGATGGGGGAATCAATGACTAAACCTTTCTCCCCCGCCGCGCAGGCAATTCTGGACGCCTACGGCGACTTCGAGCCAGCGGATGTCGATGCAATGGCAGCAGCCCTGCGCGCCGCTGCGGATCAGGTGGTGCCGGAAAACCGGTTTGGGCCGCCAGATAACGCTGCTGCGGTGCAGCGCGAGATCACGCGAGCAGGCATCCTCGCTATTGCCGCCGAACTGAAAACCTCTACCACTGAAAACCTCTACCACTGAAAACCGATGACTGACTTTCGAGCACTATGCGCTGAGTTGCTGGACTGGCTAGAGGTAGCGCCAGCCGAGTTGGTGGACCGCGCCCGCGCCGCTCTGGCCCAGCCCGAGCCGCAGGGGCCAATGCCCGAAGTAGATGACATTCTGCGTTTGGCAGCAATCATCCGTAGGGTTGACGGCAACCACGACAAAGGCGCTGCTGCGTTGGCTGAGGCAATCTTGAGCCATCCCGACAGCCGCTGGCAACACGCCCAGCCCGAGCCGCCGAGCTTGAAGGAGCAGGCGCTAGACGTTCTGCAGCGGTACACCTCTGGCGAAATAGTGCTCATGGATTCGGGCATTGACACCATCCGCCGCGCTTTGGAGCAACTCAATGACTAAACCTCTCTCCCCCGCCGCGCAGGCGGTGCTGGATGCCTTCCTAGGCGATTGCGAGGACACAGGGCTGCAAATGGATGATCTTCGTGAGAATGTCGCCGCCGCCCTCCGCGCTGCTGCTGAGCAGCTTGATGTGACCAATGGTGAGTGCCCAGGAGTGACACCCTTTGAGATTGGTTTCTTGAAGGGTGCTGCCCGTTGCCAGAAGGACCTCCTCGCCATCGCCGCCGAGCTGGAGGGCCAGTGAAACTCGAAATCAAGCTCACCGACGAGCGCTACCGCCAAGGATCCATCGACGAACCCGGCGAGATGACAACCACCTGGGAGGCCGACATGGACGACTGCTCAATCCATGCCTGGTTCAAGGTCTTTGAGAGCGTCCTCGGAGCTGCCGGCATGACCGAAAAGCTGATCATGCGCGGCGCCTGCCAGCTGGCCTTCAACGAATGCCGCCCAATCGAGGACATGGTGAAGCTCAGCAAGGACTACGACCTGGACTTCGCCGCAGAACGACAACAGCGCGAGGGCTGAGCCAATGAAGCACCTTCAGCTCTACTGCGTGACGTTCTCCCACGCTCCTGCGCTGCACTTAATGGCACGAGACCTGCCTCACGCCATTACTACAGCAAAAGAACTCTGCCCTAACACTACCTTTCTCAGCGCCCATCTCGTGCCCGAATGGGACGACAACACGCCCACTTTTCCCCGCTAATCTGAAGCACAACTTCGGCAACCTTCAGCACGGTTCGGAACATGCCGGCACGAAATGCGTCCCTCATTGACGGCCTCCGCGAGAACGAGCGCATGGCCGCCGAACTGCTCGCCCGCGGTAAGACCTGCCGCGAAGTTGCCCGCGCCCTCGGCGTCTCCGAGCGCGCCCTCTACAACTGGCGCAAACGCCCCGCGGTCCAGCGCGCCGTCTACGCCCTGCAGCAGGAGCTGATCGACGTCTCCGAGTCCAAGGGCCTGGCGTTGATGCCTGACGCCATCGCGACGCTCACCGAGATCATGAGCGACCAGAACGCCCGCGCCAGCGACCGCATCGCCGCCTCCCGCGCCCTGTTGAACGGCGCCGCCGCCTACCAGGAGCGCAAGCTGCTGGAGCGCACCGTCTCGGACCTGGAGTCGCAGATCTACGGCCTGATGCAGATCCCCGACGCCACCCCCGAGGACGACGGCCCCGAGCTCCTGCCCTCTGCCGACCCCGAGGACGCGTAGCGCCCCGCGCCCATGACCGCCTCCCTCTCGCAGCTGCAACGCCGCGCCGACCGCCTGCGCCTCGAACTGGCCCGCCGCGCCGCACGCGCCGCGAACTTCGACCCGGCCGTACCCCCAACGAAGCTGCCGGGCGTGGACGACTGGCCGTCGTTCGCACGACGCACCTGGATCCGCACGGCCGGCACGGTGGCGCCGTTCGACCCATACGCGTACCAGATCGCGCTGGTCGAGAGCATCAACGCGCACCCGAACACGATCATCAACAAGTCGCGCCAGATGGGCGCCTCGGAGACGGTCTGCTCCTACCTGCTGTGCCGCGCCCTCACCGAGCGCGGTTTCGCCGCGGTGATCTTCTCCAAGACACAACAGGACGCCTCCGAGCTCGGCCGCCGAGTCCGCGCCATGGCCAACTCCATCGAGGGCGAATCGATCCGTTACCTGACGGACAGCAACACGCAGATCGCCATCGAGGGGCGCGGCACGCTGTACTTCCTGCCCGCCTCACCCCGCGCCGCCCGCGGCATCCCGAGCTGCTCCGTCCTGTTCATGGACGAAGGCGCCTTCCTTGACGGCGCCGCCGAGATCTACCGGGGCGCCATGCCGACCTTGTCCATGGTGGGCGAGGCGGCCAAGGTGATCGTCACCTCGACCCCCGACACCGAGCTCGACTGGTTCGGCCAGCTGTGGCACCAGGGCACGCCGGTCGACTGGTACGACCACGTCCGCCGCCGCGAGATCGTCAAGCTGAACACGGCCCTGGCCGAAGTGCAGGACTCGTGGAACCGCGTCGCGATCCACTACAGCCAGCATCCGATCTACGGGGCTGACCCGGAGTGGGCGCAGCGGACCCGCGAGTCCCGCCGCATGACCCAAGCCGCATGGGACAGCGAATACGAGCTGGCCTTCGGCGCGACCGATACCCAGATCTACCCAACAGACCTGATCCGCCGTGCCACCCGCGGCCACTGGCGCGAGTGCGGCTCGATCGGCCGCACTTACGTGATCGGCATTGACCCGAACGCCGGGGGCAACGATTACTTCACCGCTCTGGTACTGGACATCACTGCTACGCCCTACGAGGTCGTAGCCATGTACCACGAGAACGGCAAGAGCACTGATTACAGCTTGCGCCATGTGAAGTCCCTCATCGAGGATTACCTACCGGAGCGGGTAATCGTGGAGAAGCAGGCGATGGGAGCCGTAATCGCAGAGGCGCTCGCCAACATCCTGCCTAACTATGCTATCGAGACGTTCAGCACTAGCCGTCCCAGTAAAGTAGTAGCAACGGATCGCATCTTGTACTACATGGAGCGAGACGAGCTGATCTTCCCCAACGGCGCCATCCCCAACGAGCTACGTGCTTTCCAGCAAAAGGAATCTGGATCCCGCGAAGCAGCCTCAGGGGCCCATGACGATACTGTGATGGCGTTGGCTTTCGCCTGCAGCGCCGTCCCCGAGTCCCCTAATACTGCGGGGTTCTTCGCCCACATTTAATTGTATATTTAACCGCTTCCAATTCCAACACCAGGGGGTCTAGCTATCTGGTGAGAGCAGCCGACTCATAATCGGTCTAAGGCGAGTTCGATCCTCGCGGCCCCCATGCCCCACACCTTCTCCCCCGAGCTCGAAGACTGGACAGCAGACCAAGTGCGCTGGCACCTCGCACGCGGTGAAGGCCAGACCGCCCATCTCGCCCGCTCGATCGCCAGCCTCGCCCCCGAGGGCGTCGAGTATGAACCCCTGGCGCGCCTGGTGGACCGTGTTCTGCGCCGTCTTCGCCTAGCTGGCCAAGCCAACTACTGCACCAGATCCCGCGCCTGGAAACTTACGCCGTTCGGACTGGATGTAGCCACAGCCATATGTCCGCCTCCCGTTCCGGATCCCAGAACGTCTGAGCCCGAAACCACCTAACCCAGTCCAACTCCGAGCCCTTGGCTCGATTGCAGTCTGCGCAAGCCGCGATCAGGTTCTGCGCGACGGTGTGCCCACCTCTGCACCGAGGGCGGACATGATCGAGCGTGCGCGCCGGCCTACCGCAGTAAGCGCAAAGGCACTTCCAGGAATCGAGGATTCCCTGCCTGAACCGCAGCTTGGCAAGACGCTTCGAAAGGAGGACGGATCCATCGATGTGATGGTCCACCATGCGCCGAATGCCGCTTACCCAGCGTATGGACTCCCGAGCACGGCCAGAACCGACTCTAAGTTTTTGTAGGTCGAAGTTGAGTTCTTGTGCCCGGACTCTAAGTTTTTGTGCCTTGAAGCTAAGTTTCTCTCGATTTTTCCCGATCTGTGTGACTTACAAGAATTCAGCCTCAACTCGTAGACTCTGTGTATGACCCCCCGCCCACCCCTGCCGTGGAGCCGCTTGTTTCCGATAAATTCCGGAACGATATAAGTAGTAATAGAAACGACGGTGCACTTGTCAACGTCCTCACCGGCATGGGTATTGCCGGAAAAGACAAAACAGCTGCTACCTCAGTCGGCTCCAATTACCTCCTAACGCAAGGCGAGCTCGAAGCCCTCTACAGCCACGGCGTTCCCCGTCGCTATGTCGACGCCATCGCCGACGACATCCTGCGCCACCGGGCCACAATCTCCATCGGGGGTGATGACGCCGGCGCCCAGGACGTCACCACCTCGTTCGAGGAGTACCTGAAGGCCACGCAGTTCCACGCTGCCTTGTCTGAGGTGATCAAGCTGCAGCGCTTGTACGGCGGCGCTGGCCTCGTGCTGCTCATTGACGACGGCCTCCCCGAGGACGAACCCGTCGACGCCAGCCGCATCCGCGCAATCCGTGGCTACGTCGCACTCTCCCGCCACGAGCTGATTCCCGAGGACTTCACAATCACCGACTGGTCCAAACCCAGTCATTACCGGATCACCACGAGTCAGCGCATCACCCCGGAGCAGGACGGCCCCTACGTCAACGTCCGCATCCACAGCTCCCGCGTCGCCCGCTTCGACGGGCTGTACTTGCCCTGGCAGCTCCGTGCCCGCAACACCGGCTGGGGCCACAGTGTTCTCCAACTGATCTGGGCGGCGTACAAGCGCTACGAGTCGGCCATGTCGGGCCTGGAGTCGATGACCTCCGACGCCGACCTGTTCGTCCACAAAATCCCCGGCCTGTTCCAGCGCATCGCATCCGGCAACGAGAGCGACCTGCGCAAGCGCCTGGAGGCCAACAACCTCAGCCGCTCGGTCTACGGCGGCATGGTGGTCGACGTCGAGGAAGACCTGCAGTTCCTCAACCGCGCCCTCGCCAACATCGCGAGCGCGACCGACCCCTTCGTCAAGGATCTCCAGGCTGCCACCGGCTGGCCCGCCTCGATCCTGATGGGCGACTCCCCCGGCGGTCTCGGCAAGGAAGGCCGCTTCGAAGAGCGCGTCTGGGCCTCGCTGGTCGAGCAATGGCAGGAGGTGTACTGCCGCACCCCAGTTACCGAGGTGTTCTCGTACATCCTCGCCTCCCGCGAAGGTCCCACCCGAGGCCGCGTACCGCAGTCCTGGGCGACACACTTCCCCTCGGTATTCACCGAGACCAACGAGGAAAAAGCCGCCCTGCGTCTACAGATGGCCCAGGTCGACGCCCAATACGTGAACCTCGGAGTACTCAACGCTATTGAAGTACGTGAATCCCGTTTTGCCGGAACGGAGTACAGCATCGAGACCGCGCTGAACGACGTCGTCTCGGAACAGCTCGTGGCACAGGCCGACGCGTCATTCCAGTCCCAGATGATGGGCTACGAGGCTCAGGCCCAGGCGCTGCAGAACCCGCCGGCGCAGGAAGCGCAGCCCCCCGAGAACGAAGCCCCACCTGAGCCTGCTCCTGCCACGAAGCGCGGCGACATCTTCGACAACTACGAGGCCCACGGCCTGCGGATCCGCGTCACCCACACCGCCGGTGCGATCCGCGCTGGTCACCTTGTCGGGCCCGACGGCCAGCGCACCGACTCCAGCGCAGCGGCCCCGCTGATGGTCTTCGGCCCCAACCGCGCCCGCAGCTACAAGCTGTACCGAGCTCGCTTCGACACACCGGACGGCAGCCTGATTGAAGGCCCCTACGTGACAGGCTTCGCCTCGTTGCGCGCCGCCAAGCAAGGCGTGTCTGCGCTATTCCCTCGGCAGAATGTGGCAGGGCTATCCCCCGTCCCCGAGGGCGAACTTGAGGCCCTCCGCGCCGGATGGGAGGTGTACTGATGGACAACCAGCACCCCCTAACGCCCGACGGCTTCCGCACCGCGGCGTACCTGGCCGCCCGAGAGCGCCTGGACTTCCGCAGCGCCAAAGGCCCTAAGTGCAACCCGCCCAACCGTGTCTGTGGTGACCGCTGCATCCCACCGAACTGGAACTGCCGGGTCAAAGGCGAAGGCACTGACTCGCACTCGCGGGTGGTCGCCGGTGACCCACTGGCCGGTGCCGCTTCAATCGCCCGAGGCCGCCGCCGTCTTGTAACAGGCTTCAAGAAAGGAAGTCTTGTCGATATCCAAGGCGGCAGAGCTGCTATCGAACGCGGCATCGTCAAGGCAGTACCCGGTCAAAACATCAAGCAGAAGGAAGCCCTGCGCAAGAACGTCAATAAGGTTCTGCTTCCTGTTGCGACAGCTGTTTTCGGCATCTGGGCCCTCCAGCGCGGCCACGAGGGGATGAAGCTGCTGGTCCCGCAGTACCGCAACGGGATTGGGCGGGACATCGAGACCTCCATGACCAGCGCGGTCAGCTGGGGGCTCGACCGAGT